CCCTCTTGAGTATACCAATGCCCTGATTCAGATTTAAATTTACTAAAAGTATCTTTTGTTTTCATAATTTTTCTTTGTGTTTATTTAAATAAGTTATAACTCTATCCAAAGTTTCTGTATTATCTTCAAATCTTCCTAAAGCATTATTACAGTTATTACATATCCATCCTCTAAAAGTATTAGTAGAATGATCGTGATCTAATACCCAAACAGACTTGTCTTGCCATCTACCGTATTCTTTTAATTCTTCTTCTATCTTATCACAACAAGGACAGGCATAGTTAGGATCAAGAGGTTTAGGATATTGTTGTTTTAATTCTTTTACTACTTTTGTATGAATAGCTGTGCAATCTCTGCATATAGATCTTCTTGAAGTTCCTACAGTTTCTCTAAAAGGAAACTCAGAAGTTTCTTTATAAGCGTTACATTTAATACAAACGTGTCCATCATCCTCTTTTTTTTCTTCTTTTTCTTTTTCAAAAAGATGTAATTGCTTAGTGTGTTTCACTCCAATTATCTCCTATCTTATACTCTCCATCTAAAGGACAATTAAGATTTAATAAAGTAGCTGTATCCTGTATAGCTTCAACACCTAGTTTTCCAACAATCTCTGCCTGGTCTTCTCTCACTTCTATTTGCCATTCATCGTGTATGTTGGCTACAAATTTTGCATCGAGATTTAATTCTTTTATTTTGTTATACAAGAGAACAAGTGCTGTTTTCATAATGACTGCACCTCCTCCTTGTAATAAAGTATTTAGTGCTGAGTAAACTTTTCTAATATGTATTACTCTACCGTCTAATGCTTTAACATACTTTCTTGTTTGTGCCGCTCTTTCAACAGCAGATGTAAGATTTCCAAGCGAGGGTAGATTGCGGATAAAACGAGATCTAAGTGCTGCACCTTCTTTAGTTGATCCTCCAACCACGCTTCCAATTTTAGAGTCTCCTGCTCCGTAGATGAGAGCGTAGATGAAAGTTTTTGCCTGACTTCGTGATCCAAGTCTAGCAAGGCTTTGATTTGTTGTGTGTATATCTCCGTTGACGACTTCATTTATGTACTCCTTATTTTTCATATAATGTGCTAATACTCTTAATTCTAAACCAGAGGCATCTATTCCTACTAACTTGTAGTTTTCTGGTACTCTCCAACATTCTCTACATTCTTTACCATAAGGTTTAGTAGAACTAGGAGTTTGAGCTACGTTTGGATTTCTATGCGTCATTCTCCCTGTGATAGCTCCGTTGGAAATAACAAAGCCATGTACTCTGCTTTCTTTTGATAAGTCTAACCAAGAAGAAACTTGCGCTACTCTTTTCTGTAGCATCATAAACTCTGCAATAAGAGTAGCTTCTGGTATGTTTTTAACTTTATCTAGTGTAGTTTCATCTACAATAGGTTGCCCGGTAGGTGTAAACTTGGCAGGTTTCCAACCGAAATCAATCAAGTATTCTCCGATTTGTTTGCGACTACCGAGATTAAAAGTAACCCACTTTTGCCTCATAAAGGGTTTGAAGTTATTTGTTTTAAGACACTTAGCCATTTCCTCATTAGTCAATCCTACTTTAGAAAGCGTACCATCTTTCCTTAACTTTGGAGTAACTAACTTATCATCTACCCATTTAGGTTTAAATGTTTCGTGTACTTTCTTTTCTATCTCTGCCATCTTAGAATTAAGCTTTGCTGCAAGTAGTGTAGCTTTCTTTTCATCTAGCATAAATCCGTTTTGTTCCTGCTCTTTAACTATCTTTGCAACTGCATGTTCAAGATCAATAGATTCCTGACTAAAGTTTTCAACTTGTTCTAATAGTTTATAGTAAACATCTGCATTAAGTTCAACATCTTGTATGCAGTACTTTCCCATTTCTTCTGTGTATTCTTCCCAACTATCAGGTTGTTGTGCTTTTCTTTTATCAGCATCATTAGGGTAAAGAATGTATCCCCAATTTTCTAAACTATGGCCACCGGTAAGAACTGGATTAACTAATCGAGAGACAACAAGAGTGTCTTCAATGTGATTGGTAAGGTTAAGATTAAAATGTTTTTTGAGAACCGGGATATCAAAGCCTATGATGTTGTGTCCAATAAGAACATCTGCGCTTTCAATTAAGTCTGCTCCTTCTTGAAGTTTATCAGGAGGGAACAAATAAGTTCCCCCTCCGATAACTTTAGCAACGATACAATGGATAGTGTTGCCTTCAAGACCTTCTGTTTCTATATCAAAGATAACCTTTTTAAAACGGTGATGGGCTATTTTGTTGGGGAGAGAAATCAGATTCTGTTTCATATAGTCTTCCTGTGTCCGAATTATATTGTAGGCTACAAGCAAGTCCAGTATCCCCTGTGTATCTAGACTTTAAAACTCTTACCCTTGTTGTGTTTGCTTCTTCTGGATCATCTGCCTGTTGATTTCTTTCAAGTGCTATAACACAATCAGAAAGCTGTGATATTCCTTGTGATCCTTTTAAATGAGATAAGGATACTTCAATACCTTGTTCGTGTCCTTTTTCTCCTGCTGCTCTTCTTAAATGAGAAACAAGAATCATGCCTACTCCTGTTTCTTCTACAAGAGATCTAAGACGATTCATTAAACTATCAATTCCTCGTCTCTCATCTCCTTCTGTCATTACGTTTACTAACATGTGTAGATGATCAACAACTACCCATTCACACTCGCAACCAACGATTATGTAACGTAATTTAGAAAAAATTTCATCAATATTTGTTGCGCCAAGATGAGCATGAATAAATACTCTACCATCTTCTATCACATTGTCAAACATTTGTTCTAGTTCTTCATTAGAATATTTAGATCTTTTTTCAGATAAATAGATTCTATCGTTAGCTTCGATAGATACTATTCCGTCTGCAGTTCTAAGCCAGTTCTCTTCTAGAGCAATAATACCTACTTTATCTGTAGTGTTTTTAATTAGCCAATGTTCTAGTTCTCTAGTGACACTTGATTTACCTAAACCTGTGCCTCCAGTAAGAGTAACTAACTCTCCTTTGCGCATACCATATAGTTTTTTATTCAAGCCTTCCCACGGATAAGGAATACTTTCTTTGTCTTCACGCTGTAACCAATCGTTCTTTTTGCTTGATAACTCTAGGATACCTGATGGTGTGTATGTTTTAGATTCCCACCAGGATTTAGTAAACTCTTCATATTTGCCTTGCTTGAGCATATCGTTAGCGTCTTTATAGCCAGTAGGAAAAGACATAATTTTAGTTTTGTTTGGTTTTAATATTCTAGCAACTTGCCTTGCTGCTTTTTGTCCTGCATCATCATTATCAAATGCAAGAACAACATTCTCATAAGCTTCTACAAACTCTATACTTTCTCTAATATCTTTTACAGCAGAGGCGCACCCACGTTTGAGAGATACTACTGCCCATTTACCGCCAAACATTTCATAGACAGCCATGGCATCACACTCGCCTTCTGTAATTGTAAGATACTTACCACCGGTGTTTCGATATAACTGTTCTCCAAATAATCCTGTGCCTTCAAAGTTACCGCCTGAGTAAAACTTTTTAGTAGCAATCTCTCTGGTTTTAGTAGCGACTACTTCGTTATTATTATAGTAAGGATACACATGTTTATTGTTACTAGATAATACTCCAAAAGCTTTAGCAGTTTTAAGACTAATCTTTCTATCTTCTAGTGCATTGTATGAGCCTTTATAAGAATGAAGAAAAGTATTTTTATCTGTAGGTAATGCGCTTACTGTCCTGTGCGCCATGCCTGTGTATGTATTATATGATTCTTTGCCTGATGTTCTTTTATTACAACCAAAACAATATGTGTGTCCGTCATCATATAGTGTGTTGTTGTCTTTACTGCCACAGGCTTCGCATGGAATATGTTTTACAAATTTGCTTTCTGGTCTTGTCATTATTGTTCCCCAATATTTAAAAGAAAGTCTAGATACCTCACCAAAACAAGAGTCTAAGGAGTATTAAATGAGGTATCTAGGATAACGATGATTATTTGTTTGCTTTAACTTCTTCTTTGTTAGCTTCCTCCTTTGTTGTTGGAGCATCACTATTTACTATATCAACAATCTTATTAGTAAAAAAGTTTAGCCCTGCTTGTACCTCTTCGAGATCAAGCGTTAGATTTACTTTCTTTTGATTTAGTCTTTGTACTCTACCAAAAACTCCTTGTGCTTCTTCAGGTAGATCCTCTACGTATATCTGCACATCATCAATAGTAATGTAAGGTTTATCTTCTTGAGTCATTAGAAGTCTCCTTCGTCATACATCCCTGCGCCATCAGGCTCTACATACTCTACTAATTCAACAAGCTGTATAGCTTTTAAGTCTCTGCCTTTACCTGACTTGCCATTGTATTCCCACGAATATTCTCCGTATTGGATTTTGACTGTTGAGCCATTACCAATCTTCGGAAGTGTATCTACTCGTTGCCTATCTTCGTTGATAAGAACTGGTCTAGGATTTTGTCCGCCACCTTTCTTATTAACATTACGCTTAAAGTTTACGAATCTACCGTAATCTTTTTCTTTAACAGGATGTCCTCTGTTTTCAAAATCAGCTAGAGTTTCATCATCTAATACAAGATTAACTTCCCATTTGTGATCAAAGGTAGTATTTGGAGTTGTTACACTAGCGTAATAGGCGCGACCTGTAACTTCGCCAACACCACTTGCAGGATTAAAATTATTTTCTGCCATTTTTTTTACCTCGTTTATGTTACATTTAAATTGAAAGACATTTCACAATTAGATTGTAAGCTATCTTTAGCTACAAATTTTAACTGAGAAACATAAGATTGTACAGCTTTTTCTAATCTATTTGGTGCGTCATTTGAATTAACATTCGATATAATTGCAGTACCATTATTGACATCAAAAGAAACAACAAGCGTGTAATCTCCTCTGCGTCTTTCCCTGTCTACAGCTTTCTGTATAAGAGAAGTTTTATTCTGTGTGCCTGACATTAGTTCATAGGCACATTGTTCTTCTTCTCTATACGATTCGATAGCTAACGATCCTCTTAAAGTATCTAAAGCCTGTGGAGTTTCTATTGGATCTTCGATTATATCCTGAGTTTGATTAAGAAGTTCTATTTCTTGTAAAAGAAAGTTTAATTTTTCTTCTAAGATTTGATTGTTAGAATTGTTTTTGTTTACCATGTCGTTCAATCCTTCCATATCTTCGTTCAACTTTGAGATAAACTTTTCGATACTTTTCCTGGACATTTTAACTTCATACTCAAAAAAGCGTTTGTTGTCCTCAATAGTTATGTAAGCATTTCGTAGTTCATTACTTGAGATTGCTTGTGCAGTTCTGGCACTTATATCTTGTATAGACTTTTCTATTTCAGAGATTACAGAATTAGTGTGATTAATAGATAGTTCATTTTTTTCAAGTCTATTTATGACATGTTTACTAAAAAGATTTGCTCCAAATCCTACAATAATAAGCGTTACTACAACTGTTAAAAAATTATTTCTCATAATACCTCCTTCGTTAAATGTTCCAGTTTAACTTCCCTTTATTCTTTGCTCTCCAATCTTCGTAATACTGAGACAATTCAGCAAACGAATTAATATGAGGATACTTTTTTAAGTATTTCATAATCCATTTGGGAGTCATAAAAGATAGATACATAGTTCGATTAGCCATGTAATAATCTTGAGTAGGTGCTAACTGATCTATATTGTCTATAGAGACCTGTGCTGCTTCATCTTCGCTTAACAGAGTCTTTAGCCATTCTACTTGTAATGGCTTTATTCTTTTTCTTAATGCTTTAACTTTCTTTGCGTTCAATTATATTCTCCAGAGATCTATATAGGATTATAAAAGAAGTGAGAGGGGATTGTCAAACTCCCCATATCACAATTCCTAAAATTAATATTATCCAAACACATAATGGTAATGCTTTGATAAAATTTTCTTTGTCTTTATCTCTCATAGATATACACATCATATCTAACTGCATCTTCGAGTCTACACTCGCGCCAGTTTATAAATCCATTTGGGCTTGTGTATTTATGTAGGTTAGGATTCTTTTCTCCAAAACGTCCATGTAGTTTTACATAAAGTTTTTTGGATAAATATTTATTAACAAACTTAACAGCGTTCCTAACTCCTTCGAGTTTGTATTCACCCATAGTGTCTCCTTTGTGTACAGTCATTACATATCTATTTGTTCTTTTCTTTTTCATTTTACTTTGCTCCTTTTTGTTTATAATTTATTTTTTTAAAGCTCTGGCCATACTATCCCAACCTTCAATATCTTTTTTCAATTCCTGGAATAATGGCTCTCTCAAGTCTTTAAGTAACTCCATTGCGTTCTCAAGTTCTGCTATTGGCATTTCGTTTACATCATTCTCAATAGCCCATAGCGTTCCTTTAATTGCTCCATAGATGTAGTCTATCTTTTCTATTTCATTCATTAGTTATCTCCATTAAATATACACCATCATATCCTTGATCAATCCATTCATCATAGTGTTCTTTTGCTCTTTCGTAAGTAGTGTAATAATCGTCACAATCCTCTACCCAAACAACAAATCTCCAACCTTGTTTATATTCTTTAGGTGCATAATCTTTTTCTATTTCATTCATCTTAAATTTCCTTTAATCTTTTTATATTTTTTGTTTGGCATTAGATATAGTGGGTATACTTTTTTGCTACTACATTGGATACATTCTTTAGAATCTATAAAGCAATACCCACAATCTAAACACTGATACGTTTTATACATATCGTTCAATCAAGCAATACCATATACGCATCAGGTTCGTGTTTAATAAACCAATCTAAACCTTTTCGCATAGTAGCGTAGTCATTAAAAAGTTCAGCACCCATAATGCTATCGTAAACTGCAACAGCATCAGCAGGTATTGTTATTTTTTCACCA